AACAACGGTAGAAAGTATCGTGCCAATAAAAAGGATATCGATGATGTTGTTGACAAATTCGAGAACGACATCTGGGATGAGTATGATAAGTATACTGCAGATCTGGAAGCAAAGGAATCGGTGGAGTAGCACCGAAGAAAGATTTTGCTAATTTAAAAGAAGGAGAACTAAAAAACATATGGAAACAATCATATCAGCCTGCATCAGTGCCGCCGTTACACTTGTGGTCTGCCTGATCAGTAACCACAGCCAGCAGGAAAAGACACGGGCACTGATGGAATACAAGCTGGAAGAACTCACGAAACGGGTCGATAAGCATAATAATGTAGTAGAAAGAACATATGCTCTGGAACAGGAACTTAAAGTACAAGAAGAGCAGATCAAAGTTGCCAACCACAGAATCAATGACTTAGAGCAGAAAGGATAAAAATATGGAACAGATTATGAACTACGTAAAACCGGAACTCATCGTTGTGGCTGTTGCCCTGTATTTTTTAGGCATGGGACTGAAACAGGCACAGGCTGTAAAGGACAAGTATATTCCGCTGATCCTTGGCGGTGTGAGCATCATACTGTGTGCCATCTGGGTGCTGGCTACCAGTGAGGTGTGCACCGGGCAGCAGGCGGCGATGGCCGTCTTTACAGCGGTCACGCAGGGAATCCTCGTCGCAGGGCTGAGCAACTATGTAAATCAGATTATCAAACAGACACAGAAAACAGAGTGAGGGCGGCTGACAACCGTCCTTTTTTTGCGCCGGCGCAAATCTGCCGGAGAAAGGAAATAGAAATGAAAATTGACAGATCCTATATCAGCGATCAGAACACCTACGCCGAAAACGATCCACGGTGTATCGTGGTACACAATACGGATAATTTCAGAGCAGGTGCAGATGCCCAAACACATGCAGAAGCGCAGCATAATGGTGAGCTGTCCAATATGTCTGCCCACTATTACGTTGATGACGGAGATACAGCATACCAGGCGGCGCCGCACAGCCGCGGATGCTGGCACGTGGGCGTAAACTATGGTGGAAATAATCTGTTTGGCCGATACGGCAACCGTAACAGCATCGGGGTAGAGATGTGCGTGCAGAAGGGGTATAATTATGAAAAAGCGTTTCAGAACACGGTGGCCGTGGTCAAGGAGATCATGTGTGAGACCGACATCCCGGCGAGCCGCGTATACCGTCATTATGATATCTGTAGCAAGCACTGCCCGAGCCAGATCATCGAGAGAGGGGATTGGGAGCGATTTAAGAGCCTGATCAGCGGCACGGCATCGGCCGAACAGCCAGCAAGCGGAAAATATGAGCCTGGTATCTACAAGGTTAATACCGACCTTAATATTAGAGAGAAGCCGAACGCAGACAGCAGTATCGTTGGCAGGATCACGGATCAGGGAAGCTATACGGTAACAGAAATCCAGAATACAAGCTGGGGACGGCTGCTCTCTGGTGCGGGCTGGATCAACTGCCACACCAAGTATTGTACTTACGGTGGCCCTGCATCTCAGTCCGATCAGAAGCCTACCGCAAAAGTGATTGCGGTTGATGGCGTGTGGGGTCCGGAACTGACCCGGCGTCTGCAGGAGATTTTCGGAACTGGCGTAGACGGGAAAATCAGTAATCAGCCCACGAGCAACAAAAAATACTGCGCTGGCATCGCGGCGGCCGAATGGTCTGATAAACTGTCCGGCGGCTCCGATCTGATCAAGGCCATGCAGAGATGGGCAGGAGTGACCGCAGACGGCTACCTCGGACCGCAGACCATCCGCGCGCTCCAGAAAAAACTCGGCACACCGGTAGACGGCGTGATCAGCTACCCGTCAGCGATGGTGCGCGCCCTGCAGGAGTGGTGCAATCGGCAGTGA